GGTAGTGTATACTATGTAGTTGATGCTAATGGTAACCGCCCTACAGGTAAAACAGAGGATAAGTATATACAAAAAATAGGGGATGACAAGGCAGTTTACTATAAAGAAGGTGAACTAACTTTTGACGTCATGAACCCAAGAACAGACATTTATGCCTATCAGTATGGGCTATCTCCTTTAGAGGTTGTATTAAACCAGGTATCATATCACTCCATGACTGAAGAGTTTAATAATAAGTATTTCACTCAAGGAGGAACTACTAATGGCCTTTTGCTAATAAATCCCGGTGAAAATAACCCAATGACACAGCAAGCTATGGAGGACTTTAGACGAGACTGGTCAGCTCGTTTTATGGGGGCTAATGGTGCTTGGAAGACACCTGTAGTTAACGCCCAGGATGCCAAGTTTATTAACATGAACCAGTCATCAAAAGACATGGAGTTTGAAAAGTGGATTAACTACCTAATAAACATAATTACCTCTAACTTTGGTGTTGACCCTGCAGAAATAGGGTTCCCAAACCGAGGTGGTGCAACCGGGTCTAAGGGAAACTCTTTGCAGGAATCGTCTAAGTCAGAGCTTTCAGAATTATCTAAGGATAAAGGATTATCTCCTTTACTGGACTTTATAGAAGACCTTGTTAATGATAATATCGTATCTAAATTTGGAGAAGGAGAGTACCTATTTAGGTTCACTGGTAACGAGTTACAACATGAAATACAAATGTTAAACAAAGTTGTTACTGAAGTTACCAATACCTCTTACCTGGATGAAGGAAGAGCCTTGTTAGGAAAAGACCCTCTACCAGATAAAAAGGGTGAGGTTATACTCAACCAACACTGGGTTAACTATAGCGGTCAATTGCAATCTCAGAAAAACGCTGATAGGGCATTTAATTATCAAAAAGCACAAGATAAAAAGGCTGATAAAAAAGAAGAAAATGCTAATCCTGCTAACTCAGAGGTACCAGCAGATGTTCAGCAAACAGATAATAGTATTATGCAGAATGGTCAACCTAGAGAAACACAGTCATCTAAGCAACGTAATAAAAAGTAAAGCCTACTAAGGCTTTTTTATTTTGCTATATTATTACTGTGAAGAACACTAATAACATGAAAAATATATGTTATAATTAAATTAAGGTTGGAGATTACGATGAAAGACAACGAAAGCACACAAGATTTTAGTATTTTTTTACCTATAGAAAAATCTCTTAAGAGCGACGAAGAACATGGTCGATTTGTGCGCGGTTACGCGTCAACCCCAGAAGAAGACGTTGTTGGTGACGTAGTACTACCCTCAGAAATAAATATTACTTCTTTTATGTCTCGTGGTTATATAAACTATGAACATGAACAAGGAGATATGTTTAAGATTGGTATGCCAACAGATAAAAGCTATATCGACCCTAATAGAGGACTCTTTGTTGAGGCAAAACTATTCTCAGATAATCCTTATGCAGATAAGATGTGGGAATTAGCTAAGCGTAGTGATAATGGAGATGAAGATAGCTCTCCAGAAAATATGCTGGGGTTTAGTATTGAAGGGTCTTTTTCACATCGAGACCCACAGAACCCTCGAGTTATGAAGAACGTATTTATTAAAAACGTTGCACTAACAGTCAACCCAAAAAATAAGCACGCTTCATGGCAAGCCTTTACAAAGTCTTTAACTACCGGAAATGATATAGTACTTCCAGGAGATACTGGAGGGAAAGCCCTAAGGCGACAAGTAATTGCACGCAACATAAGAAATATTTCTTATGCATCTCAGGATTTCTCAGAGGATGATTGGACTAGGGTTGCTAAAGCACTAGACGAAGAGCACCGTTTTGATAAACCTACTGCAGCATTATTTTTACAAATACATAAGGGATACTCTAAGCGCAAGGCTCAAAGTATTCTAGGAAAGGATTAGAATGGCAACGACTTTTAAAGAATTATTAAATATAGATGATGAACCGGAGGTGCCTACAGAAACTAATTCCTCTGAAACGGGAGAGGTTTCTGAAATAGAGGAAAACCCTGTTACTAACACAGATAAAGAAAGTTCAGAAGATACTCCTAAAAGCAAAGTTACTCCTGACGACGAAGTAACAGAACCTTCTGAAACCTCTGATGTGGTTAACGATGAGGGTGATAAGTCTACTCCTAACGATGACGAAAACAAGCAAGAAGATACTAAGACTAAAGATAAGGAAGATAAACCCGTGGAAGAACCAAAACCAGTGACAACAGAAACGCCAGCTGCTCCAGCTCCCTCTGAGGATACTCCAGTAACAGCTGAGGCTCCTGCAACAACAGAAACAACAACTGCCCCAGTTACAACAGAAACGACAACTGTTCCTGCAGCAGCACCAGAAGTGGCTCCTACTCCTGAAAAGGGTACTAAAGAGCCTAAAAAGGAAAGTGCTATTATTGAAGAGATGGCAGGAATTATCAAGAAACTTGATGATAAGTTAACAAACGTTACTGATAGGCTCAAGGACTTTGAAGGAAAGTTTACACTGGATGTACCTTCGGTGAGCTCAGAAAACGAAGCTCCACAAGAAGGTACAGGTTCTAGGAAGTCTGTAGCAGTTGCTCCTGAGGAAACTCCAGAAAAACGACCTGCTATTGAAGAGCCACAGGTAGAAACATCAAATGAAGGCGCCGTAGGTGGGGAAAATGAAGTAGACCCTGCAGAGGTTCTTGCACAGTTTACGTCTGCTTACCGGGAAGTATACCCTCAACTAAATGCAGATGATAGGACCAACTATACCACAGCTTTGAGGCATTTGAACCAAGGGGAAGGTACCCCAGAAGACACAAAAACAATTACCGCTATCTTACGTAGGTTTTAGTATTTTACTAAGTTATTAGGGGATAAACACCACTTTTTAACTACGCTTATATTATATACTGTAAGGTAACAAAACCTTAGAAATAGCTAATAATAAACAATCATAAGGAGCTACAATAAATGACAGATTTTAAAGAATTGGTAAATGCTGGGGATGGATTAGCTCAAGCATTAGCTGGACTTAATGGCGGTACTCCATTTGCCAAAGCCGTAACGACAGGAAATGGAGTTGCGGTACCTGGTGATACTGGTGGTACAGCCCTACGTAGGCAAGATTTAGCTGCCGACGTTAAGAATATTACATTTGGTAGTCGTAACTTTACTATCTATAATACTATTCCTCGTGGCGTTGCACAAGCTACAGCCTACGAATATACTATCCAAGACGGATATGGTGAGTCAGGTTCGTCACGATACATTCAAGAAATGGAAATTGCTGATGTCAACGACTTCAGTGTAACACGTAAGTATGTTGCTATGAAGATTGTTGGTGATACTCGTCAAGCTTCTATTCTTTCATTGCAAGTTAACAACACCAAAAATCCTATGGATATGATGGTTAACTCAGCCATGATGGTTGTTGCCAAGAGTATTGAATATGGTATCTTCTATGGTGATGGTGACTTATCTTCTAAGGGTGAGCACCAAGGTAACGAATTCGATGGATTGATTAAGTTAATCCCAGATGAAAACGTTATTGACTTGAAGGGAAAGATTTTAACAGAAACAGATTTGAACGCTGCCGCTGTTAAAATTGCAGAAAACTATGGTGAACCAGACTCTGTTTATATGCCTGTTGGTGTTCAAGCAGCCTTCGTTAACAACCAATTGAACCGTCAATGGGTTACTCAAGGTTCAGCGGTTGATATTAATGCTGGTTTCACTGTTCCAACATTCGTTTCTTCTCAAGGTAGCTCATTGAAGTTGTTCCCTTCAGCTATCATGATGAATGATAAAATTTTGAACGTCAATGAACAAGTTAAGCCACAAGCCCCTGCTGCTCCAGTTTTGACTGCTAAAGTTAGCGCAGGTGCGGGTAAGTTCTCAGACGATGATGTTAAAGAAAAAGCTAGCTATGCTGTTCGTATTATTTCTGAAAACGGAACTGCCTCAGCTATTAGCTTTGTAGACACTGATTTGTCAAGTGGAAACGCTTCAGAAGTATCATTGGACATTAACGCTGGTGTACAATTAATTGGTGCTCCTAGTTTCGTTCAAGTATTCCGTAAGGACCTTACTACAGGTAAGTTCTTCTTAATTGGCCGTGTTCCTTTCTTCAAGGCAACCGTTTCAGCTGGTGCATACCACATCTCGTTTGTTGATAAAAACGATGAAATTCCTGGTACAGCTGACGTGTTCGTTGGTCAAATGACGCAAGACGTTATCGAATTGGCTGAACTTAACCCTATGCAACGTATTGACCTTGCACAATATAAGGCTGCTGTGCAGTTCGCGGTATTGTGGTATGGTGGATTGGTACTATATGCTCCAAAGAAGTTCGTTCGTTTGAGCAACGTTAAGGCACAAGTATATTAATAAGCATTATAAGGCCCTTATGGGGTCTTTTTTGTTATACAGTAGTATAACACTTAATGTGTGATATAATGTAAGTATGGGCTTAATATGGCCAAATAAAAGGAGACTAGTAATGACAGTTAAAAATAAAGTTTACAGCGGTAAAGTAATTGGAACAAGTATGGGTAAGTTAACTATAGACGATGAAGGATATACTGACTCTGATAGCAACACAGAGGCTATGTTAGTGAGGACTTTTGGGTTTATTAGTGAAGACCGTCCCGTTGTGGAAGACTCCCTAGTTCCTGAAGAAGAAGTTGAAAAAGTAGAAGAGGAAAAAAAGGTTGAAGAGACACCTAAAAAGAAGCCAACTACTAGAAAAACAACTAGGAAAGTAACAAAAAAAGAAACAGAGGAATAACTAATGGATGTCTATAACCAAGATTTTAATAAGCCTTATGGGCAGGGAAACCCTCAACGGGTCCAACCCGAGCAAGTTAATGAATATAAACTAGACAATTTTGGTATAACTATAGACGCAGTTAAGGGCCAGATGTTTGGTACTCCTGTTGTAGACCCTGTTACTGGTAAGGCTTTACCTGACAGCTACTATAAGCAGGCTATTAAAAGCGCTGTTGGTTGGGCTGAAAAAAGGTTTGATGTTTCCATACTTCCCCGGTTCGTAGTAGAGGAAAAGGACTTTAACCTTAATGAAGCAAACAGCTACATGTATCAAAAGCTGTTACATCGACCTGTATTACAGGTAGAACACTTTGATATTAACCTAAACGGGGGAGGATTTATAAACTTTCCTACCCGGTGGTGGAAAGTAGAGTCCTTAGCTGGAACGTTGCAGATAATGCCGGGGTTTGGCACACAGTATGGTATGTCAGGTATGGGACATGGTATGCTAACCAACTATAATGACCTGCAGGCTAATAACATATTATCTTATAGTTTAATGCCCTATGGACAGAACTCATCAACTGCTCCACAGGCGTTCCATGTAAACTACGTGGCTGGTATGCTACCACAGGCACGTGAGGGTGTAGAACAGGCTTGGGAGTTACCAACAGAACTATTATGGGTTATACTAAAGCAGGCTGCCAAAGAGGTACTACAGGTGTTTGGTAGGTTAATATTAAGCCCTGGTATTGCGTCACAGTCATTATCTATTGATGGAATAACGGAACAGAAAACATCAACTGCCAGTGCCATGTATGGTGGTATGCAGGCTGATATAATGCAGTTAGATAAGGATATTGCTCAATACTCATCAGGTCTTGATGCTAAGTTTGGTCCACGAATTTCAATGATATAAAAAAAGAGCCATTAGAGGCTCTTTTCTTTTATATAAATATCGTTTCCTGCATTGTACACTCTTAAGAATCCATTACGGAGCATATAGCTCTTCTCTGTCTCCTTAGTATCTATCTTTCTAAAATCACGTGTGGCGCCTGTGAATGGTTCTATTCTAGTCCCCTCAGTATAACGTACAAGGTTTTTAGGGGTAACCTTTTGTCGGTTAATTACTAGATTATCTTTAGTGCGTATCCAGTGATACCCTTCTTTTGTTCGTCCTTGATACACAAATCCTATTTTAGTATACATAGACCGCTTAATATCTTTTCCAAAGTCCCTATTAAGGTAGCTTATAATGCTTTTATCCGGGTATTCTTTTTCAAACTGTGCCAACAACTTACTTGCTCCTCCAACAGTCGTTGTAAACTTTTTATTTGCATATCTGATTAATTCCCAATATTCTTTCCCTCGGTAGCGTCGTCCAAATGACATAGCAGCAACTAACTCTCCCTGTTGGTCAAATAGACCGTATCTTACAGAACCCTCAGACCCTGCACCCCCTTGTATATGGTTGTATTCAAAAAACGTTCTTGCTTCTGAGGCTTCTATAGGTTTTATAGTTGTCTTCCTAGCATATATCTTTTTAATTTGTTTGCTATTTAGCATATAGGCAATCTGTGATTTTAGTATGCTTTTACGTACAGGGTTTTCCCAATCATAAGACCAGACATGAAACACGGTTACACCCATGTTACTACGGGCCAACTCTGTTTTTTCATTATGATATTCTCTACGTTTTCCTCGTTGGCTACCATCGGTGGCATGGTAGTACGCGCCATTAAACTCTAGCGCAACCTTTTTCTCAGGTATATAATAGTCTAGTTGCATACCATTCAACTCTTCATAGTGCTTATTTCTAATAAAGGTAACATTCAAGGAGTTCAAATACTCACCTAGTTCGTTCTCTTCACCAGTTCTATTGCTGTATAGTATAGGGTTACCATCAATAGATATATAGGCAGGTGACCGTGTACTAGAGTTGATGTAAGAGTAAGGGACGCCAATTATATTGGCTACATCTGTCAGTGTTAATTTTTTAACTCCGCGCTCTTCAGCAACTTTTTCTACCATCCCCCTAAGTCTACTGTTCATTACGCCGTCTTTATTATCTGTTGTCAACAAACCTATAGCCTCTTCTGGTGTGTTAACCCACTTAGTTTTAAAAAAGGTATTAGATAGGCATTCTGAACGAAAGTAATTGGAACTCTTAAAATTACTTGCTCCCCACTTTTTCAGGATGGTTTGAGCTCTTTTTTTATTATACTCTTTTACTTGGCCAACATTACTGACACCATACCTTTTTAAATTAGTATTTTTTGTTTTTTCAAGTATAGAACTGTTTTTTAATGGAACAGGACTACCATACCTTTCAGTATTAGTTATAGCCCGTTTCTCAGAAGCCTTTTTTATTTTCTCTGGATTACTTAGATACTTGTTTTTAAGCCCAGCCATACTATTTTGGGTAGACTTAGTATATTTAAGTTTTATATTACGCCTTTTTAGATAGGAAGGAGTAATTGAAGGGTAATCAAGGTACTCCTTTGCTATTTCTAAGTAAGACATGTTTTTTACTATGTACAAGTTATAAAAAGTGCTATCACTTAATACTATTTTATTGATAATACTGATTATTTTATTTTCACTAGTGGAGAAAAGTAAGGCTATTCTGTAAGTATCATTAGAAAAGTAACTAAGAAGGAAGTTAACATCTTCTATAGATGTTATAATAGATATAGGATACTTTTTTATACGTCTATTTCTGAAGCGCTCTAGTACTAGCTTTGTCGATATGCCTTCTTTACTTGCCTCATCTAGTACTCCTTCTTTGCCTGTTTCTAAAATCCTACGTACATATTTCGATTCCATGGCGTTGTCTATATCAATCATTTAATATCCTCCAGTTCTTATCATTAGATACAGTATACCATAAATATAGTAAAACGCAAGCACCCAGGCTGATTTCAATGTTTACTATATTATTACTTGAGTATAGAAAGGAAAACAAATACATGGCAGATTGGGAAGTACAAGAAAACTATAGCGCAGATGACAAACTAAACTTTGAGTTTTCAAACATACAGAAGTTTATAATTAACCGTGGTGCTCATGTATCATGGGAAAGGTCTTACTTGTGCACATGCCGGTCAGAAACAGGATTGCCAAAGAGTGATTGTCCTATTTGTCACGGACTTGGATTTGCCTTTTTGCCACCTAAAGAAACATCTATTGCTTTACAATCTATGGCACGAGGTACAAAAAATGGGGAGGTAGGATTATCCTTTAGCGGTACCGCTTTAGCAACAACTACAGCAGAAGATAGCCCTTATATTGGGTTTAGAGATAGGTTATCTTTTAATGATAGACCTATACCTGAGTCTATGCTAGTAAAGGTTACCCAGCGTGATGTAACCCACGGTATTGACATGAGATACGATGTTATAGATATCAAAAACGTAATCTATGGATATGACCCCGTTATAACATTAAATAGCGAAGAAATAAACAACTTAATAGATTATGACAAAAATCTATTTAGACCAACACAAGATATGGTAGGGAAGTACTTATCAATTAACATGACGGTTGCCTTAAGATTTTACGTCGTTGACTTTATAAGAGAAGGACGATATCAGTATGAAGGAGACCCTAGAAAAATTAATAGTTCTTCTGGATTTGAAACACTACCTTCTCTTCTTATGGTACGAAGAGAGGATATGTACGTTCCTTCCGTTATAAATGATAATGAAAAGGCAACACCAGTGGCCTTAGACCCTAAGGTTAGCTTAATTGATGACCCAGATATTGGAAACATGTTTGGAGACCGATAATGAAAGTAAAAGTAACGTTGCCAGATAGTTTGGAGCATTACGCAAGAACAGCTGACTATATATCTAATGCCTATAAAGCAGGAGTAATGAAAGACTCTGCTAAAGCGTTATCCCGTTCTGGGGCTGATGTTCGTGTTACCTCAGGACGAATGGAGGCTACAATAGGAAAGTTAACTAACCGAGGGGTTATTGATTTAAAGCCAATGTTTATGCGTAGCTCAAAGGTAAAACGTAAAAAGAACGGGGGATGGTATCTTGTAATACCTATTAATATTAGTAGCCGTAATTTGGTTAAAACAAGTGGTCGTAAAACATACGATGAAATTAGGTCTGCTTTCAGTGACTTAGCGCCAAACACTTCAGCTACTGTGGATATTAGCTCTCTCTTTGAAAAACAGTACTCTAGCCTTCAGAGCTTGACACTGCCTACCCTTGTTCCTGCTAAACCAACCGGGAATATAACAGCTACTAAAAACGCTAGTGGTTCTAGGAATTCATATGTTGCTTTTAGAACAGTTAGTGATAGGTCTGCCCCTCAATCTTGGGTTATAAATAGGAAAAATATAACATCCAATAATTCATCAAAGAGGCTTCAGAGTGACGTCGCAAGCTTAATACGACAAAGAATTAGACAGTCGGAGGTTTAAAATATAATGGTACCTAATTTGGTAACACACGTTAGACGTGAGATTGATAGAGGATTAAAGTCATTTTTTGCCGACCGCTATATTATTAGTGTGGTACTTGAAGATATGGAAGATGATGTAAAAAACTCTTTCATCAAGAACTATGCTGATGTTTTTGATAGTAACGGTGAGCGTACTGCGGATGGAGTAGGTATTCCTGTATTAACCAATTGGCCAGAAGACTTAAAAAAACCAGGTACTTTTGTACTAGTTGGTCTTGGCTCTGGTAAAGAAGATATAGGAAATATCGGTATGTCAGGTGGTGGCTTCGATAACGATAATAACCCTATTATTAAAGAAGTAAAGCGTAAGGTATTTAGAATTAATAACACAACCATGGGTGTCTACATTAACAATGTACCTGACATATCAACAGTTGTTATACCTAACTTTACCTCAAAAGATATATCATTTGATGACAGAGGGTATTTGGTAATTGAAAATATATCTCCGGAACTATTAAACAGTATCAACTATGATGAAGACACACTACAGGTAAACTATGCACCTTTACTAGCCAAAGATAAGCCCGGTATGGGATATGGATTTGTGGTTGAGGAGTCTGCTAGTGTACTTATAGTATCTAACAATTTAGATGATATTCGAGCCCTTGACTCAATAATCAAGGCACTAATAATCCTCATGAGAAAAAAGGAGTTCACTAAGTATAACTTAGGTAACTTTACTGTTCAAGCACCCCTACCTCTTGAAGACTACGCTCCAGGAACACCGGGGATATTATTTGGAAGAGAGTTTGACCTAGAATATAAGGTTGACTACCTCCTTGATAGTATCAATCGACAAAAAATATCTAAAATCCTAATTAACTTAGGTGATGATAAATAAAAGTTTAAATAAGAAAGGCATTATATAATGACATTAGAAGTTTATCCAAACGATAACCGCACTCGTCCACACACAAAAGTTGTTGTTGATAGCTCTGGTATCGGGGCAAATAGTTCCGGTTCTCAAAAAGCTATTACTGTTTTTGGCTCAGCAAAAGGCGGACAACCAGGAGAGTTTTATAAAGTAACTTCCTATGCACAAGCAAAGTCCATATTTAAAAGTGGGCCCTTACTAGACTTTATCGAGGTCGCATGGCGCCCTTCTGACTCTCTACAAGGTGCGGGTATTATATATGCAATGAGAGTTGATACAGCTACACGTGCTCTATATTCAACTAGTGATATCATATTCCGTTCATACCAATATGGTGTTGACGGTAACCGCGTATCAATCAAGTTAGAGGACGGGACACTAGAAGGCTCACATAAGTTTACTGCATACGACTCAGTTACTCAAGCACGAGAGGTTTACGATAATCTTGGACGAATTGTTGATGTTAACTTAAAGCCTACATCGACTGTTCCCTACGCCGCAGTCTCAATAAAAAATAAAGTAATTACTCTTAGTTCAGGGGCTGATAAGGCTTCTGCAGAAGTAGTGGCGCAGTTTATATTGACTAGTGACCTAACAGTTTCTTCCCTTGTTACTCAAATTAACTTATTATCTGACTTCCAGGCCTTTGTTTTACCTTATGGGGATAAAAATATTAACCTGTCATTAATAGAGGACTTAATTGAAACACCTGTAACAAAAGACGTATCTGCAAACCTAACGTCGATAGTCGGTGACTTGATTAACCAACTTCAGTACTCTAGCTTAGTTATTGCTGAACTACCAAAAGAAAACCCCGGAACAACTACGAGTACTACAACAGTGCGCCCGTAACGACGACGACCACAGTAGCGCCTACAACAACTACTAGTACAACTGTGGCTCCGTCGACAACTACAACCACGACTAAACCAGCTGTTGGTTAAAAATTAGAAAGGTTATAAAAGATGACACTAACAAATTTCTCATTGACATCTCTACAAGGTGGCTCTGATGGTTCAGTTCCAACATCTTGGTCAACATATTTTGATAAATTGAGAACTGACGACATCCCCTTTGCATATTATGCAGTACCGGTAACTCCAGTACAGGGCATACACTCTGAATTAAGCGCAGTATTAACTGATTTAACAACGAGTGGATACCCAATGGCTGCTATCGTAGGAGGAGAACTTGGTGAACCACTTCAGTACACTTTATCTCGTAAAGCCGCACTCTATTCTTCAAGAATTTCATTGCTGGCAGATGACTACTCTGTTTTAATGGCAGATGGCCGTAAGTATAACATGCCTGCTTATGTTGCTACGGGATTTGTAGCTGGATTACTCTCAGGTATGCCAACAGGAACACCTCTTACATTTAAAACAATCCGTGTTTTGCAATCATTAAAGCAATATACCTCAGATGAACTAGATACTTTATACTCATCAGGGGTTATCGTTTCTGAAAAGTCTCGAAATGCTAACACAGGACAAACATCATTTAGGTTTACGGGAGACCCTACAACAATGAATGATGACAATGACCCTGTATCTAGCACAATGTCTTTGCGTGAAGAAACGGACTTCTTAGTAACAGATTTACGACAAGAATTAGATAGCAAGTTTATTGGTACCAGGAGTACCTCTACAACAGCAAATGATGTTAAGGTTGCTGTATCAACATTCTTACTTGTTCGTAAAAACCAAGGTGTTATTCAGGATTATGACTCATCTGATATTGTGGCTTCCTTGTTTGGAGACACAATAAATATTAGCTTTAGTGTTTACCCTTCACGAGGTATCAACAAGATTATTGCTACTATGAGTTACTCAACTGAAACACAGGTTTCTCAATAAGAAAGGATACTAAATAATGGCAGATATTAATTCACAAACTGTTCATACAGGTAATACGGTAAGTATCCGAGTTGGTAACGTTGAGGTTGGCCGTGCACAGTCACTTTCTTCACAACGTGACTTCGGTACTGAAGGATTATATGAACTAGGCAACTATATGCCTGTAGAGCATGATTTCCTTAAATTTACAGGTACTGCAGCATTAAACCGTATGCGTATTCGTAAAGATACTTTAGCTTCTGTTGGTCTAGCCCCTCTAGGCTCTGATGTGCTTAAAACTGCAATATTTGATATTGTTGTTGAAAGTAAAATTGATGGAAGTATTATTGAAATCTATCAAGGATGTTCAATTCAGAACTACAGCACAGATTATCGTGCTAACGAATATGTTAGTGAAACAGCTAACTTCTTCTTCTTGAACTCTGGAACAGCATAATTAAATAGACAACATGTAAACCCCTAACTGTATGTTAAAATATAGTTAGGGGTTTTTATTGACACAAAAGGTTTTTTAGTGTATAGTGAATAACTGTAACATATATAAATAGTTATCCACTATGCGTGGGTTCTTAATGTAGTACTGTCAGCCCCTGGCAGTCTTTGGTTAATCCGTGGAAAACTTTGGGTGAGAGACAGAAGATACTGGATAAAAAATCTGCGTAAAGTGAAACTCCTTGATTACTTGGAGTTAAAAATAAGTAATTGGTGAATTAGTGTAACGGCTAGTTTAGCCTACAGAAGTAGGTAAGGAAGTAATTTTATTAGTGAGAGTTCTTAAGGTATTCAAGGTGTATGTAAACTCCTTAATGGGTAGCTAATAATAACGCCTGATGGGTGCACATTGAGTGAAGGACAGGTCTTATCATGTTTTAGATGTGTAATACAATTTGTATGATAGTATAGCCATACTGAATAATAGCGGGGTCTATTATTCTTTTATAGGGTTAATACTATCATTTTGTGGTTAACCCTATGTTTTTAAGCCCCTCTTATATTATCATTTAGATGGTTAAATAGTGATATTAATGGGTTCTTATTTATAATAAAACCTGCCTAAATTTGCTATTCGTCCGAACGAAGTGGACGGAGAGTGAATTTTGGTAGGCCGACAAACGAAGTGCGTCAGTAAAAAACACAATTAGGAAGGTAACTATCTTGGCAGATAAAGAATTAACAGACAAAGAAATAATTGAGGAACGAAAAGCAAACAAGGATACTTTCGAGGCAATTGACCTTGTTGTTTTTGGTAAAAATGATACTTTCAGAAAAGACTATAAGTTTGAAGAATTAAAGTTAGCAATACACTTATCTGTTAAGTATCCTAATTTACTTCAACAAGCTAGTATAGATGCAACTGTATCAGAATTATTCAGAGGTACTGAGCAAAGCTTTTATACAAATAGAATTTATCAAACGTTAGTAACAATCAATGAGCTTGGTAAAAACACAAAAGTGTTCCTAACAGATAAAGATGGGTCAGAGACTGAGGAAGTAGAGGACTACTTTGCTCTTGATGGTCATGCAAGACCTGATATTTTAAATGCAATAGCGGATGACTTGCTAGTGTGGATGAGTCGATTTCGAGGATAGTTTATCTAAAAAGGTTAACAAAGCTGGAGGAATGCCCCTCTTAGTTCGTAACAACTATGCTAGGAACTTATTTAGAATAATGCGGGAGTTCAAGTTAACCCCTGCTTCACCTGACTTTTATAACATGACCTCAGCTCAACTAGAGTTTATGGTTACATCTCTAAATCTTGACTATAAAGAAGAAGAGTTGCAATCTAAAGGTTGGAAAGAAGATAGCTTTAAGTATGACCCTGAGTATTCTTGGGAAGGTGAAATGGATTATGGTGGTGAAAAAGATGATACTGACCAAATTAAAAACCTTCTTGGTAATGAGGCCTTTAGTAAGCGTCAAGAACTACTAGATGATGTTTTAAATAACATGGACAAGTATAAAGAGAATATTGAACGAACTAAGCAGGGCATAGATGAGTTCACTTCAAAGCATAACAAAGAATTATCAGATAGAAGTAGTAAGCTAAACTTCCAGGATGATAGCAGTGACGTAGACGAGATTTAAGGGGATAAAATGGCAGATAAGATATCATTAGAGTTCGAGGCCAGAGATGAACAACTTAAAAGCCAAATGGCTCAACTTAAATCTGAGTTATCTTCTTTGGGGGACGACGCCAACTATACTGACAGCCTAGAGCAAAACGTTGGCTCAATTAATAAAAATATAGAACGTATTGAAGCCTTAAGGCGTTCTATCTCAATGGCTGTATCTGACGCTAGTGAATTAAATACTAGCTTATCTGCTGGTGGAACAGTTAAATCACGTAAAAACCAGCAACAAGCATTTAATAATCTTCAGGAAACTAAAGTAAGTGCTACTAGGACATATACTAATACTCGTGAAGCTACTAAACCTGTAACTGTTAGAGATATCACAAAAGGAAATCCTGGTTACTATACCCCTAGAGTAAACGAAGCCCCTCAGTTAGCAAGACAAAGGGAAGACGCAAAATACTCTTTGAGTGAAGAACGTCATCGTTACGCTAATTTATCTAGGGACTCTGGAACGGAGAATAGGTCTCTAGAACAAAGTACGCGTAGAATTGGTAACAGGATAGAGTCTGGCGGTTATATTAGCGCTGGGGAAAGAATTACAGCTAATAATAACCTAAATAGAGCCTATAATAGACTAACTGACAATGGTAAGTATAGTGATACAGGAGGAAAGCTTGATAACCTCCAAAGTCTAAAGTCTAACAACAACAATGCTCGTGATGCCCTTCAGTCACAGATAAGTTCAACATATAATGGACGAGAACACTCACAGCTATCACAAGCTGAAAAGAACGTTGTTGAACAGCTTCAATCACAGCGTGACTTGCTTCGTAAACAAAACGAAGGTATAAATGACTACATTAAAAGCCTTGAGAAAGAAAAAAGTGGCTACGAGAAGCTAAATTCATCAATGCAGAGTGATAATGCTAAGTACGCGCCTACTTCTGGCGTAAGTAGCATTTTGTATAGGCGTTCCCAAAATATAGCTAACGGCGTTGTATATGGAGGTGCTGCAGCTACTGTAGGACTAGCAGCACAAGGAAATAGTGTTATAAGCCAAAATCAACCATATACTAGGGCAATAGGAGCCTCTAACGGTACTTATGACTCTAGAGCAGCTCAATTGAGTGCTCAACGGGCTGGAATGCAGTATGGACTAACTGGCAGTAACATGCTTCAAGCAGAAAATGCCTATATGGAAGGTCGGGGTTATACCTCAGAGTCTGATATGTCTTCTGCAGGGATTAACACTGGTTTATTTGCAAAGACAAATGGTCTAACAATGGACCAATCTACTGCTCTTACTAGTGTGTACTCTAACAACACAACAGGTGACGCAGGAGGTCTGAAGGATGTTCAAGACGCATTCTATGGCTCTCTGAAACAGGCCGGTTTAACTAACAGAAGTTATAGCCAGTCCTCTCAATTATCTGGTATTTTAGGTACTTATGCTTCTGCTCGAGGAGGACAAACTACTACAGAAGGGCTTTCAGAGCAGGCAGCAATGCAAAATGCTTTAGGTTCAACAGGTAATAGTGCTCTTCTAGGCCAAAACGGGGCTACGTTCATGAACCAGATGAATAGCTCCATAATAGGGCAAGGTGCTAATAGTAACTTTATGCAGTTTGCTTTAATGCAATCAAATCCTTCAAAGTACAATGGTTCATATAATGGGTATGCCAACATTGTTGACCAAACACAGAATGGATTAGACGGAACTAATCTAAAGGCAATAGCGGGCGTAGGTAAGATGTTTGGCCCAAGAAGTAGCTCCTTCTTAGCACAATCATTAAAGACAAACTTCGGTGTATCAGTAACTAGCAAAACTGCTGGGGATATCATGAAGGTTGCTGATAGTGGTAAGCTAGATGGACTAAGTAATAAAAAGATGATATCTCAGCTTCAGAAGTCAGGGGCTATATCATCTGATGAGGCTAAGAAAATGCAACAAGGCTCATCCGACGCTAGTACGGATAAAGGTCAGGCAGCTTTTGAAAAAGCGGCAACGACAGTAGGTAATCTTACTAGAAACATGACCGCATTTGCTCTAAAAATGACAGGAGGCTCTGCGGCAGTTATGATACTAGGTACTGCAGCTGCAGGTGCAGCAGCTGCTCTGGCTAAAATAACGGTATCGACAGGGTTAAGCAACGCTATACGTAGTGGAACTTCAGAAGGTTCTGGCGGATTATTTAGTGGAACAGCCTCTAAAACAGGTGCAGCTACCGGAACAGCAACTGCGGCAGGAGCAGCCGGAGCAGCAGGAGCA